ATTGCCCATAGTAGTGCCGATGCGGAGTTGTACGATGCATCTACATCTTGGTAGTTAGTCCATCTGAATGCACCATCACCATCCTTACGTGTGGCACTCGCGTATTCGATGCGAACATCCTCGAATAGGTTCCACAGGCGGAAAGGCAGATCCAGTGCTTTGAGCTGATCGGCTACGTCACTGTCTCGGCACGTTAGCAATCCGTGCTCTGTCTCATGTCGGATGACTGCCTCGATGAACTTCTTCATCTTGGCATCGTTTGACTTGGTATCTGCATTGCAGATGGTATCCAGCGACTTGCCTACCTTGATGATATGCCTATTGCCTTCAAACGACCAGCATGCTGTTGGCACACTGGCATCGATGCTGATGTCGCAGGATTTGCCTGTTGTCCTCACCATGCGAGTGATCACTCCACCCTTCTGCTTTCCTACAATGTTCCGTCTGCATGTGCTTATCGCTTTTTTGATTATGTTGATCATATTGTATATCTCTTGAGTTGTTAGTTAATTACTGAGTTATGCTAGAAGGCTAGCTAGCTCGGCGACACCATTGATGGAATCCAATGTGATATCACCCGTATCCGAATCCCATGCTTTGAGACCATCCAGACCATTGGCACACATCCACATGAGCACACTGGATGCTGTGTTGTCGCTGCTGTGTGTGCATGCTGTCTCTAGGTTGCGGATGTCCAGAGCTGTGAGGATTTGACCAGTGGCTTTCATCTGGCGACTGCGCTCCATTGCCATTGCGAATCGACCACCTAGGTCAGCAGCATCAGCGATGCCGAACTTGGTAGCTACACTGGTAGCTATGTTGGCTACCATGACTGGATCGAACTGCACGTGCTTGAACAGGAAGCGGGATCTGAATGCCTCTGGAGGGATCACCTCGCATAGGTTAGTTGCGCAGATGATATGCAGGTTGTCCATGTCGCAGGTCAGCGTTTCGAGCACACCCTTGTCATTGTGCTTGGTCGTTAGCTTGTAGCGCTTGATGCCATCCGCATCTGGTTGGGGCGCTAGGAAATCCAGCATCTTCTCCATGACCTTCGGAGATAGGCGAAAGACTTCATCCATGAAGAACAGCACGCTCTCACCCTTGCTGGCTAATCGTACTGCGTTAGCTAGTTTACCATCGGAGACGATGAAACCGTTGCCATCTTCTCTTGGAGTCGCACCTCCAATGATCTCATGCCATTCGTCCATATCATCAGAGCATCCGTGTGTGATGCAGTGATCGTATGATTGCCCAAGCAGTGAGATGCTGTAGCTCTTGCCATAGCTAGGCGGTGCCGAGATGCACACCTTAGTCGGATTAGCTGATCCACTATCGTAGTACGGCTGGATCAATTCCAGTATGGGATTGTTGCCAGATGCCGTAGCTACAGCCAAGGGTAGCCTGCTAGATGTCCCACCCTTCATCGCATCAGCGATCTTATCCAGTGTGTCAGCCAGTGGAGCCAGTGCATCCACCTTGCTCTGCATCTTTTCTATGCTGGGTGCCACATCATTGGCAATTGCCTCCTGCACTGCATCTCTCACCTTGTCCATGTCCATGGATGCTGGTCCACCTCCGAGTAGATCCTGCAATGCACGCAGCTTATCCTCTGCCTCCGAGGATGTGGGTGCTGCTGCTACTGGCGGTGTGCCAAGGATAGCCACAGGATCACCACCCATTTGCTCCACCCAATTCTTGAGTTGTGCTTGAGATGCATCTGCAATCTGGCGACCAGTGATTCCCAGTGTGCTGCCTGCATTGTTATTTGTTAGGTACTGGCGTAGTTTTGTATTATTGTTCATATCGTTATCTATTGGTATTTTTTGATTGGCTTGATCTTCAGACCAGTGGGTGCCACCCTACTGATTACACTATTGTGTTTCACATCTTGCCAGATTCCAACACTGGCTCCGTGCTTTGCTGGTCTTGGCTGGATGTGGTCATGGCTTACTCAGCTCGACATCCGCTTCTCAGCGCTGCACTTCTCAATCGGCACTCGCATTTCTCAATGGTCAAAGTGGGATCTTCGCTTTCCCGATCACTCAATGAGTTTGGGCAGGAGTTGCGATTTCCTGTGGATCAGAGCAGCGTGAGCCACCCTCGATTGTCACCTTAATGACAACCTAACTTAAAAGAACAGACTGCATTCAATCAGCTGTAGCTAGCTATGGCGAGATTTATTTTCATTTATTTTGGGTGCCTCGGAGCCCAGTACCAGAGCGCCATGGATCGCAACTGGAGTTAAGGAGCCATTTATATTGAGCCCAAACTGATACCATAAAGACAGGTAGATAGACAGGTAGATAGATAGATAGATAGATAGATGGTGTGCCGTGATACATTTCCATACCGTATGCAATATATATCACTCACATAAAGGAGATACCACTGATATAAGAGAAATCCCACTCATATAAGAGAAATCCCCACTCATATAAAGGAAATCCCAGTGTAATCCCATAGCATTTGTAGATAGCTACGTTGCACTAGGGTGTCCATAGTATTGGTATACAACGACTTACGAAATCTTAACGCTTGGGCATTGGCTGCCGTTGCAGAGGATGGGGGGAGGGGGTCAGTTTTTTTCTTTTCTTTTTTTATATTATATATATAAGACACCCCCAAAAAAAATTCAAAATCCATGAGCCCCTAAACACCTTGACATCCAGAGTAATATAGTGCTCACTAGGGAAATGATGACCCCTCTTATCCCTGCCCTTATTTATATATTGTATGTATACTGGTATAGGTGTTGCAAATTTGCAATGGGTTATTGCAAAAATGCAATAGGGTCCTATTGCAAAAATGAAATAGGGTACACTAGCTAAATGGATAACAACGAAGAGAAAGACGCACTGATGCAAAGCATCTCCTTGGCTATTGTGGAGATCCAGAAGGATAAGGAGGCCCATAAGACCAAGAGCCTAAGTCGGCATAACCCAGAGAAGGTTGCTAGGATCCTGTACCTACATGCACTGGGATGCTCACAGACGAATATGATTCGCAAGCACGGCATATCTAGGAGTACCATTGTGCAGGTGCTAGTGGATTACTCGGATCACACGAACTCCTTTAGGGAGCTAGGGGGACAGCTTTCCGCTAGGAGTTACGTCAACCTAGAGTCCCTAGAGGAGGATGTCATTGACGGCCTAAGAGTAAAGCTCGACAATGGGTATGAGCCAGAGTTCAAGGACCTAAAGGAAATTTCAATTGCAAAAGCAAACTCCCAGAGACAAGCAATGACAGCCAGAGGGGAAGCCTCCCAAGTAGTGGATGTGAAGCAGGTGTATACGGTGGATGACTTCAACGATACCCTGATTGCCGCTAGGAAGAGAATCGAGGAAGCTAGGGTAGCGGAGGTAATAGAGATCACTGAGGATGTCGGGTAAACGTACCTTTATCCGACACGTTAATGCTATATACTTACATTTTCTAATTCCATAAACATTTCTCGATATTATGAATAGACACCTTGCCCTATATCCTCTCCTTGACGACGCTACGATCACTACGGTGTGTCTGAGATACTCAAGTGATGGTTACTGCCTGAGAACAGGTAGCAGTGGATCTGATCACCACTGGGGCGTTTTTTTAGCCGAATAAACTAACAGACGCAACTACTATGAAAAACGGACACCACGAAGCACTGGATGAATGGCAGCTAGCAACTGACCATTGGATTGAGCTGACGCTCAAAAAGTATCAAGAGCGGGGCCCAGATGACCTCACCCAAGTCTTTATGCGTGGACCCTTTGCTGGCTGGAGCGAGCATATGGTTCTGGAGTTAGCGATAAAGCTGGATGATGCAAACAAGAAAGTACCAAGGAATAAAGGATGAGCACTAAAGGAAGCGGACCCCGTAAGGGGCATAATGCTGAGAAGCAGCGTAAGAACTACGACGACATTGACTGGTCAAAGAAAACCAAGTCAAAAAAAACCAAGCCCAAATCATGAGGGATCTTTTATTTTATTATACGGTTGCAGCCTTTTGGTTCCTTTGCTCCATTGCGTCCCTGCTACTCCTAGTGGATTCATTTTAGATAATGGAATTAGTATTTACACCGCATCCCCTCTTAGAGGCCCCCACAGACGAGGAGATCCTCATCCTAGGGCAGAGTGACCCCAGTGCTCTTGAAGAGCTCCACAGGGCACGTGAGGGCCTTATACGGGCATCACAGGAGGATCCCCTTCGGCATGGTTTCGACCTAGATGGTTGGGCAAGGATTCGGAGTGGTGTACAGGAGTACAACGAAGTGCTGGCACTCGGTGGGAATCGCAGTGGTAAAACCACTGGGTGCGCCAAGCTAGTGATGGAGGCCGTCACCCAAAACGATGATGGGCACATTGTGTGCTTCTCACAGAACGCAGATACATCCATTAAGGTGCAGCAGGCGGCCATCTGGGAGATGATGCCCAAGGAGTTCAAGAAGAAGACCAAGAGCATTGAGGGCTATATCAACTTCTCCATGCAGAATGGCTTCACGGCATCCTCCTTTATCTTTCCAGATACTAGAACCCGCGTGGACTTCAAGACGTACACGCAGTTCAGTAACAACCAGACCATCCTAGAGGGCTTCCAGTTTGGTTTTAAGGGCAACCCCTCCCTTAACGTTGGTGCGTGGCTTGACGAGTACCTAGGGGACGCTGCGCTCGTTAATACCCTGCGCTTCCGCTTGGCTACCCTGAACTCCAAAATGCTTCTGGGATTCACCCCCATTGACGGATACACGCCCTTCATTGCGGACTACCTAAAGAACTGTAGGACACTAGCTACACGCCCCGCAGAACTCCTGAACGATGAGGAGGTTCCAGTGGTACAATACTCCCCACTTAGGGATGCCAGTATTGTTTACCTGCACTCCGACGAGAACCCCTTTGGGGGATACGAGCGGATCAAGAAGGATCTAATAGGTCGCCCAGAGGAAGAGGTTCGTGTGCGTGCCTACGGTATCCCAGTGAAGAGCATTACATCCCTACTGCCCCTGTTCTCAACGGACGTACAGGTGCTGGGTGATGAGGAGAATGTCAACGGGATGACGTTCCCCGACGTTTCCGATAGTTCAGAGTACACGCACTATCAAGTAGTTGACCCCGCTGGAGCAAGAAACTTCTCTGCTATTTGGGCAGCGGTAAATGAGTTTGGGGAAGTGTACATAACTAGGGAGTGGCCAGACCGAGCTAGCTACGGCGAGTGGGCGCTCTTCGGTGAGAAGTGGAAGTACGGTCCAGCAGCCAAGAAGATAGGATACGACATACAGGGGTACTGCGCACTCTTCGACGAGATAGAGGAGGAGATGGGTATCGAGGTATTTGAGCGCATTGGGGACTCCAGATACTTCGCTAGGGAGAATGAAAACAACTTGGATCTCTTTGCATCCTTTGCCGAGTACGACTTTCACTTCGTTCCCTCGGATGGCAGGAACGAGATAATTGGAATACAAGCACTGGACGAATGGTTCTCGTATAACCCAAACTACGAGCTGGATTCCGCTAATATGCCCAAGTGCTTTATACACGATTCCTGCGAGAATCTAATCGATAGCCTAATTAACTACAACGCACAGGGTAAGTCCGATGAGGCACTGAAGGATTTCTTTGATCTAATTCGGTATTTGCGAATGGCGAATGCTGGGGATGGGCCAATTCACTACACGGATGCTGATTTTATGCAGACCAAAACAACAGGAGGATACTAATGAAACAGAAAGAATTAGCTGAAATATACGGGGTAACAGCACCCAAGATTGGCGTACTGCGCAAGAAGCTCTGCAATGCGGAGGACTACTGCGAGAAGACCAAGGAACTCACGGAGAGCGGGGTAGCTAAGATAGCTGAGCACTTCAAGGATGCGGATGATGCTATCATTGAACCCAAGTTTGTTCGGGTTCAGGCGCTGCACACTACCCCCAATAGGCTGTTCTGGTTCTGCAAATTGCTAGAGAAACCCATCCGAAAGATTCGTGTGGCAATCCCCTCTACGCACGTACCCAGCATTCGTCCACAACTTATTTTCAAAGCACAGGAGATTGAGAAAGAAAATGAAAAATTCTATAGACATGAAATCATCTACAAGCGAGAGTTCCAGCGAGAGCAAAGAACTAAGAAGGTTCGTAAGTAGGCACTCAAGTGCATTCGTGGACTGGGAGATACTACATAGGTCTCATCACGAAATAGACGAGGAGATACCCTTGGAGGATTTTCTGGATATGATTGCCAGAGATTCTCACTGGTATTCCATATTCTTAAACAATATTAAGGTCAGACTAACTAAATAAGAACGTGCTATAATGCAGGAATCCATGGAAGATAAAGAGCTAGAAGCCTACTACGTTACATCCAAGCCAGACATCAACGAACTCAAGCGTGACTACGAAAGTGATGTCACTGAGCTTACGGCGTACGTGTCCCAGTGCCAAGATAGTTACAGCAATCGAAATGCAGAGTGGCTAGGCAAGAATAGCCAGCTAACTAAAAGCGGGGACAATGCGTTCCCTTGGGACGGTGCATCAGACACAGAGGTAAGGCTCATCGAGCAGTGTATCTCCACCTACGTGGGGCTAATGATGAACGCCTTGAGCAAGAGCAATATCCGTGCGTACCCAACGGAATCCTCCGACATGCAGAAGGCTGGAGTAGTCTCATCCTTCCTGAAGTACATGCAGAACTCGTACATCCGTGACTTCCGCTCGGAGTGCGAGACAGCCGCAAATAATTTACTTGAGAAGGGCATTGCTATCACTTACGTGGACTGGGAGATTAAATCCAGAACACACGACGAAGAGTTCAACTTGGATCTAATTGAGGAGGTAGCACCAGAGCTATATGATTTGCTAGCGGATGAAAACC